CATTTTTTCGTAGATCTTAGGATCCCAATCTGATAGTACTCCGGCCATGCGTATTATCAATAGCATTGCACTTACTAGGTCGTCGTGCTCGCCTGTTTTAGCGCCAAATCCCACTCCATGTGCCACAAACGTTTTAAGCTCAGATATTAGAGGTTTAGAGTAAATCTTCATTTTTTGCGTTTCTAACATGTGTTTAACCTGGCTACAAGCAGTGATTTTTGTCTTGTGTGTAGTATTAAATCCTTTTCTGAATTTACGTACATGACCCTTACGCATAGGCTCAGAAAGGAACAATCCGGGGAAGTTTTCTTCTCCTAGATTACTGATAACAATAAGGGCTGCTTCACCTAGTGTATTGTTTTCAACTGAATAATAGACCTGTGGAATTCCACCTTTTTCTTGTCCTCGGTCTTGAATGTACTTGCAAATTTCTCTTAAGTGCTTGACCTGTGCTTGAATAGGCGTTAGGTTATGTCGCCATTCTGCTACCTGTTCCATACTGGGCATTTCAAATACTTGAATAGCACCGTAGTCGCCGCCTGTACCTAATGAAGGATCTAGGGAAACTAGGTAAGTGGCTCTTGGGTCAATGTCTTTGTAAAAACGTGTTTGCCCCATGGTCATAATAGGGTCAACTCCTTTCATTTCTGCAAGACGTACTGCGTTGATTAGCGTTTCGTCAAAGATTAGAAATTCACAATCAAACTCACGACGGAAACGTTCTTCACCGATCTTTGCACGTTCAGTCTGAGCCCATTTTTCATCACGATCTGGATGTTCTGCCCAGTGTGCAAAGAAACTATGGAATCCATTCATACCTAATTGCTGTTCATTTCCGTGCTCATCAAATCGTTTATTGGCCTCAGTCCAAATTAACGCAAACTGATCTTCGTCACTGTTAGGTGTTGATGTAATAATACACTTACCGCCTGTTGATAGTGTTGGCGATAATGCAGTCCAGAACTCTTTGGCTTTTTCTGGAGGTTGCACAAACGCAAACTCATCGCAATAGATCAATGAAAGAGATTTGCCGCGACCTGTATTTTCTGTAGTTGTTACTGCCTGTATACGAGCACCGTTATCGTATTCAATTGTGTTTCTATTGTAGCTGTACACGCCTGCACGAATAAAGTCTGGTAAGTTTTCGTAGCCGAATCGATAACGATTCATAATGTCCTGCGCACCTTCATATTTGTGAGCAGCAATAAGAACTTGTGCTTCTGGCACAAACATTGTATACCATAGCAAGTATGCACAGGCACAGGTTGTCTTACCCATCTGACGAGGCAACATGGCAATACATTGTTTGTTATTGTGATAGGCGTCAATTAATCTTTCTTGATATTCGTAGGGTACAAAAGGAATTGATCCACGAACAGGATGTTGAATCTTTAAAAAGTTTTTGGCAAAGTATAAAGGTCCTGTAATAGGATCCATGCAGGCTTCAAGATGCTTGACTTCTTCAAGAGTATATCGTTGAGGCGCATGTGCCTTCTTAATTAAATTACCGTCTAGTGATTTTGCCATATTGTTATTTACTGAAAAAAATAGGCTCCGGAGAGCCTATTTGGATTTGACTTGTATCACTTAGTCTTTAAGCGACCGTCTTTTTCGGCGGATCTTAATATTGCTGCACGATCGCCATATTTTTCACGATTAACATCGGGTGCTGCATTCTTCTCACCCTGTGTTGGATTCTTAACATGTTTTAGCGGATCAAACTTTTCACCTTTTGCTTCTGATAAACGTCTGCGTAGTTCTTCTTTGATACTTGCACGTAGTTGTTCTTTGCTTTCATACGCACCAGCTGCCATTGGATTATCTCCGCGATATGGCTTACCGCTGAAACTCTTCTTTGGCTTGTTTAGATCGTCACCGTCTGGTATGGCAGCGTCAATACCTTGATATTCTTGTCCAGGTGCACCTGTAGGAGAATTTCCAAACGCTTCTTTTTCTTCTTTGTCGTCATCTTTCTTTTCAATTTCATGATCGCGCATATCATGATCGCCATCACCGTCATTGTCGCCCATAGACTTCTGAATAGAGTCAATACCTTTATCGTCTCTGTCTAGGTCACCCATTGGCGGCATATTGTCACTATCATTATCGCTAGGACCGCCCATGTTATCTGCATCGGGCTCATCATGTGGCTCATCTTTGTCTAAATCAGGCAACATTTTTAGTGGACCTGCATCTAGATTACCTAGATCACCTATTCCAGACATTGGAGGCGTAATACTCATGATGCTTGGCTCAGCACTGATAGGAGGCATACTCATAGGTGCTGGCTGATTAATCATATCTGGATTAACTTTAGTCATTAGCTTCATTAATTCAGCAATGTCATCTAGCCCTTGTGCATTAAGATTTACACTTATGCTTGGTGGAGGTGTATCTGGCTTGCTAGGAATACTTGGGGGAGGCATGCCTCCCATCATATCACCACATTCTTCTACTGGCATTGTTGTGGGTTGATCTAACTCACGCATTCTTTGCATTAATTCATTAAAATTCATATTAACTCCCTAGGGCGCTTTTTACGCCTGTCTTATCAGTTTTGACCTTAGGCAGTTTATATTCTGACTGGCCGTTGTCTTTCTTTTGTTGTTTAGCAACCTTGCTTAAATCTTTCAAAAAACTCTTGTTAAAATCATCGCCAAAGAAATCTTTGTGTTTGACATTAGTGCCTTCTTTATACTGACTGTCTGTTAATAGCCCGTCAGTATTTAAAATTTCTGTTTCGCCTTGATCAGTTTCAGAAGATTCATTGCTGCCTCTTACTCTAAAACAAGTTTCGTCTAAGCCCATGCTCTTGATATCACTGCAGATTTCAGGAGAAGTAATAGGATACTCACAAGCAACTTCAAAAACGTGAACTTCACAATTTTTCATAGTTGGAAAATCCATAGGTAGTGCTTGGATTGGCGTTGTGCTGAGTTTTTCCATTTTCATAACTTTGCATCTTTCTAGAGATGTTTTCAAGTTTGACTGGAAATCTTCTGGCAAATCACCGGCAACTTTAATTTTAAAGCTGTATGCCTTTTTGCCTTCGGCAAGATATTCTTTGAAAGTTTTCATAGTAGTATTTATGCTTTTCCGCCCAGTTTCTTGATCAGCTCGTTGCGGTCAGTGATTACATATCCTTGCCCGTTAATAACATCATTTGGGTCTTCGTTGTTATCTTTGTCGATCTTGTATTTTTTCATTTGCATGTCAATAGCCTTGAGTTTTTTCTCAATTTTATTAGACTTAGCGGTAATTGCGTGGCCTAACATTGAGCTAGCTACTTCAAAAATACGGCTACTATACCTAACTTCTACATTCATGCCTAGATCCATTAGATCGTCGTAGGCTTGTTCAGCTTTTGATGCCAGATTGTCCAGTTCGTGATCATTAAGTTCATCTAGCTCTTTTACCTGTGGTAAACTGCGAGTAATTTCAGCTACTGCTTTATAGCTGTCGTCTAAACTGCGGACTTCAGCATGATCAACTTTGGCCTCAACAGGAGCTGTTTCCTTTGCAGGCTTAGATTCTTCTAGATTAAACAGCTCTTCTAATTTTTTAGTCATACATTACTTATCTACGTTTTGAACCTTGATGGAAAATGTCGCCTTCGTTGACTATGCGGAACTTGACGCCTTGTTGTTTGCACCAAGCTGCGGCAGCTTCCCATTTGGCCATATTTTTAACATACTGCTGTTGATTATACTGACTCTTGCCCACCTGTTCTATAAATGTTTGACTAGCTGGTTTTATTTCTACAACTTCTGCATGTTTCTTACCGTCTTTGTCTACATATGTGATAAAGAAATCAGGAACGTATACTGTGTACTTGCCAGTTAACGGATCTCTGTAAGGAATCTGTATACTTTCACTTGCCCACTTTTCAACACCAGGGTGCTCATCCAACATTTTCATAAAAATGAATTCCCAGCTACTGCGAGCCAATGGAGTTTTTAGTCCGACATACTTGTCGACATTCTTCATTTCAAAACGTCCTTGAGCAAATTTGGGCATTAGGCAAAAATGTTTCTGGTTTGATTTTGTTTTTCAACTAGATCGGTCCTATAGCCTAATGTACTGGCTGCATTTCTGTTGTTATTTAGAATTTCTGCAACTAGCGCACTAATTTGAACTCCGTTAAAAGTTTTTAATGTATCTATAATTTTAAAAACAGGAATGTTATCTAGTTTTGCCTGTTTTAACAAAACTTGTGCAGTCACTAATGCTGCATCATTTTCAAATCCTCGGCTTTGAAAAAACGCAATAGCTGCGGTGACTTCGTTGGCGCTAAACTCCAACGGAGTCTCGCCATATCTATCGAAAAATAATTTTGTGCCAGCAGCACTGTCTTCTTTAGCTGGAATTGGTAAACTTGGCATTATACACCGCCTCCTGGTATAATTGATCTTTGAGTTGCTTCAGTATCTGTGTTTCCGCCACTATTTCTAGGAAATACCGAACCAATTACTCCGCCGACAGAATTAATAATGCCACCAATTGCCGCTGGACTGCTTAAAAGATTTATTGCTTCGGATCTAATACCTGCACCGCTCAACCTGCCAATATTTTTTGCGGTGTTAACTGCTGATATTGCTGTGCCTAAAAACCCACCAACACTACCAAATGCTGATCCACCTGCAACATCTCCAAAGATACTTTCGAGACCATCTAGAACTCCACCCTCTCCTAACAGAGTTGCTGTACCGCCACCGGCTACTGTTAATGGACTTGGTACATTGTCATAATACAAGTTTGCAAATCCCTTAGGCGTATTTCTAGCAACATTTCCTGAACCGTAGACTACAGATTCATATTCTACATTCATTGTTGTTTCGTTAAATTCATTGGTAGAGTATCCAGCATCTCCATGCTGCCAACTTGTTATTTTAGGATTAATTAGAGTATAACTTAAAAATCTACGACGACTCATAGTGTATATTGTAATAGATTTAAAGAAGTCTAAACTTTTCCCCTGTTTGTCTAGACTGTATCTAAATTCTTCGAATGATGTGCCGGTGGCGTTTAAATTGGTTTTGCTAAAAGCTGATTCAGGATTGGACCGATCCTGAACATAGGTTCCCATATATAGAGCCCACAATGCATTTATTACCCCTGCGGTATCATCATGAAATTTCATTGAGATACCTTCGTAGGTGAAATTTTTATAAATTATGTGTTTTCTATTGTATTGATTTTTAGTAACAGTTTCAAATTTATATTTTGGTAAGTCTGTGCTTTTAATTAGATATCCAATTTCATCAGCATGAGTGTTGGTAAATGTAGCCGATGTTAGTACTGACTTGTTAATTTCAAATCTCACATAGAACATGAACTTGCTACGAGGCATGAGCCTATAGCCGTTGTCTATAAACAACCTAGTAGCATGGCGCCAATCGGCAAGGCCACCCTTAGGTGTTAGTAGTCCATCTCCTACTCCACCGAGAAATCTTGTGAATACATTTGACATACAATTATTTAGTCGTAAAAAAACCTGGATCGTAATCCAGGTTTTTGAGTAATAAAAACTTATTAACCGCGACCTGTTACAGCCTCGCCTAAAGTTCTTCCAACAACTGCACCAATACCACGTTCTGGTCCTGTGCCTGCTGCTCCTGAGAATTGAACAGCGTTATCATACTTGATAGTTAATGCTACAGTCATCGGCGAATTCTCACCGTAGTTTGCTTCGCCATAGTTTACTTCAGAAACAAAACAACCATACAGTTCCCATTTTTCAAGGATATTTGGCTCAAGTGTACCATTACCGCCGTCTAGCATTTCAATGTTCAATTGGAATTTATAATCAATACCAGAACGTGCAGAAGCTTGCTCCATAAAGTCAAATTGTTTCTGGATTTGCTGTCCAACAATCTTCTGTACTTGACCGTTAGCATCATCACGTAGGTTCAATGTTACGTCGCCCCATGATGGTTTGCCGGCTAGCTTGACTTTTGAGTTGTATATTTCGATAGCCATTTCTTCAAAAGTCACTGTTGGTCTAGTGACATCAGAAACTTGTTTAGTTAGTTCTGTACTAGCTTCTACACCGAAACCTAACAATATCACTCTAAAGCGATATTTTAGTTTTGGCATTAGCAGCGCAGTGCCGCTAGTGCCGTTTGACGTAGGAACCGAAATTCTATTTAAGGAAGTTAGTGCCATTTTAAATCTCTCCTGTGTTCTTAATACGCAATGGAATGTAGATAAATTCTACTGCTTTTACTGGTTCAATTGCAATATCTACCCATAATTCGTTGCGATCGATTCTTGCGTTTGTGTTGTTTGACTCGTCACAGACAACTGCAAAGTCGTATAGAGCACGTAAACCTACCAACTCTATCAATAGACTCTCAACAGCGCCTTTAACTTCATCTCTAGTGATCTTATCATTTGGTTCAAAGATATATGGACGAGCTAATTTAGTCAACTGACTACGTAGATACACAGTTAAACGTGCTACGTTAATACGATCTAACGCTGATGCATTTCTTGCACGAGTTTTCTGACCGTATGCAACTAGACCTACTCCAACAAAGAATGGAATTGGATTGACTTTTAGATCATACAATGTATCACGTTGTCCTTCGTTCAATGCAACACTTTGGAATTCACCTGTTGCTGCATCGATATAACCAACTGCTGTTGCATTAGTAATGCCACCACGTCTTGTACCAGCTGGTGCAAACCAAGGATAGCTAACTTGATCGCTTAGAGCGATTGTGCGTAGCATCATGTGTGTTGCAGGAACAACTGCATTGGCACCACCTAAGTCTGTGGTAAATCCATTTGGATACCATACTGCTGAATATTCGTCGTAGCTAACAATACCTGTATCACCATTGTCTAGAGCACCGTTTGCATTGGTGCCCCAAGCTGTTAGGCTTGTTGCATCTGCTGGCAAGCGTAAAGGTGAGTCACCTAGTACAAACGCTGTCATACCGCGATCTAAGTTTAGATTGATTAAGTTGCTGTATGCTTCTGGATATCCAGGGCAAGCAATTAGATTGAAGTTTCTACGCTCTTCGTCTCTAGCTTCAGAGCTTGTATCAATAACACTCTTTAGTTTCTGTACAACTAAAGCACGTTGGGCTTTACGTCCAAAGCTACCTGAACCGTCTTCTGCATTTGGGGACGCTGTGACCCAACGATCAACAGCATACAAGCTCTGACCATCGCCCAATACTGGGCTATCGCCAGCATCATTAAATGCTGCTTGATAACGTGCGTTCTTAGAAGCAGTGTCAACATAGCTGTTTGCATAACGCTTGACATTTCCGCCACTTCTACGTAGATTCCATAACATCATGCCTTTTGGATACAGACTTGGATCTGGACAATCAAAATCAACAAAGTTTGATGCTAGTAATTCTTTGATAGTGGCTGCTGTATTACCAGTAGACCCACTTACTCCATAACGTGCATCAGCAAATAAAATGCCTTCTTCTGTGGTTTGATCTGTTTTATCAACCAACTGCCATTTTTCAGCAACTGTAGTTCCACCATCTGTATTAAATCTATAGATAGTTGGGAAATTTTCTAAGTTTGCTGTACTGATCCAAAGATCTCCGTTTCTTAACGGTGTGCTATCGCTTTGAGTTGTTGGCATACTGGCTGCAACAATAGGACCATTTGTATCGGTTCTTTGAGCAGCATCAGCGGCCCAATATGGACTTGTAGAAGTTCTATATCCAACCCAAATTTTACCGTTATGGATCATGATATCAACTTGATCAAATGCTGGATTGTACCATAACTGCCCGTCTGCTGGCTCTGCCAACGGAGTTATCGAAGTGGCATTGAATCTCAATTCGTCAGCTGCTAACGGTGTCCAGTTAGTGGCAATATAATCATGTGGATCTGCCGGAGCAAGATCGTCTAATGAATAAAAGTTAGTAGTTCCTTCGTTTGTGCTGACATTAAACACTGTGAAAATGTCTGCTAACGGAGTTCCTGTTCCATCTGTAAAGTGAATGTCGCCACCAACTCTATGTGTAATTTGTAATTCGTTGCTGGCTGTGACT